GCAATGCGGCCATTAATCGCAATGCGACCGAAGCTCTTCAGAAATCGAACCGTCCTGATGTCGCTCTCCAGCGCATCCTCTCTATTTCTAAGTAGTAATGGCTGTCACTCAGAATACTTACACAGGGGACGGCTCCACCGTCCTCTTTTCTTTTACTTTTCCATACCTAGAGACTACCGACATCAAGGTTTCCTTGAACGGTACAATTACAACTGCATACACCCTAGCCAACGCTACCACGATCCAATTCAATACAGCTCCTGCTAATGGAGCTGCTATTCGGATTTATCGTGTTACTGATGATGCTGCGCTGGCGGCTCAGTTCTATCCGGGTTCTGCTATTCGTTCTCAGGATCTGAATGATAACTTCACTCAGAACCTGTATGTGACGCAAGAGTCGAACAGGGATGCTACGTCTGCTATCAGCACAGCAAACAGTGCTACGACGACGGCTAACACCGCTCTGAGCACCGCCAATGCAGCTACTGCAACGGCTAACACTGCGTCTACTAACGCCTCTGCTGCTGTAACCACAGCTAACACGGCTAGCACCAACGCCAGTGCTGCTGTGTCTACTGCCAATACAGCTAGTACAAATGCTGCCACAGCACTTAGCACAGCCAACACTGCTGCTACCAACGCTGCAACTGCTCTTAGTACCGCTAACACTGCTCTGAGCACAGCCAACACAGCTAGCACTAATGCGACTGCTGCTGTATCCACGGCTAATACAGCGTCTACCAATGCAAGCTCTGCTGTCAGCACAGCCAATACTGCATCTTCCAACGCTTCAACTGCTGTCACCACTGCTAACACCGCAGCTAGCAACGCCTCCACCGCTCTTTCCACGGCCAATACAGCCTCTGCAGTTGCTAACGCTGCAGCCTCTGCTGTGGCTAATGCCATCCTCTACGACACCGTAGCCAACGTTGCTGCGATCCCAGCGAGTCCTGCTAACAACGATGCTGTTGAGGTTGTCAACTCCACTGGTATTGAGAGCTTCAGTCCGCTAAGTGGTAAGCCTGCAGGATTTGTTGGTGATTCTGGTCTCAGTGTTCGTATTGTCTATACCACTGCAGGTTCTACCTGGAACTGGATTCAGTATTTCCCGAATGATCCAGAGACTCGGTATGGAGATGCAATTACGACACTCCAGACAGATCTCAGTCAGGCTGAGACAGACATTCTTGCTCTTGATAGCGCCAAGTTGGATGCCACCACTGCTGCATCAACTTACCTGACGCAGAGTAACGCTGCCAGTACATATCTAACTCAAAGCAACGCTGCATCAACATATCAAACCCAGTCTGGTATGTCGTCGTATCTGACGACTTCTAACGCTGCCTCTACCTATCAACCTCTGTCGGGGATGAGCAGCTACCTCACCACGTCTGCTGCTGGTACGACCTATGCACCACTAGCTAGTCCCACCTTCACAGGTACTGTCACAATCCCTGCTGGTGCTTCCATAAGTGGTTACTTGACTTCTGCTACGGCTGCCAGCACTTACCAGACCCAATCTGGTATGAGCAGCTATGTACCAACAAGTGCCATCGGTACGACCGTTCAGGCATACAACGCTAATAACGCTGTTACTGACACTGCTCAGACGTTTACCAAAGCTCAACGCGGCGCCTACGTCACCCTCACCGATGCAGCAACGATTGCCACGGACCTGAGCCTTGGCAACCAGTTCCAGGTCACCCTCGGTGGCAACCGCACGCTTGGTGCTCCGACGAATGTTGTCGCTGGTCAGAGCGGTGTGATCCGTGTCGTCCAAGACGGCACCGGCTCTAGAACACTGGCCTACAACAGTGTCTTCAAGTTCCCTGGGGGCACAGCACCGACGCTCACCACAACGGCCAACGCAGTGGATCTCCTGGCCTACCACGTTGAGTCCACGACTCGCATCGCTGTCCGCTTCATTGGTGACGTGAAATGAGCGCCTTGAACAACAGCCTCTTGTTGGGTCAGGAAGGTGGTGGTGGGTACGCCATCTCACGTTCACTGAGATTCAACAGTAGTGACAGTGCCTACTTGTCCAGAACGCCTGCATCAGCCGGCAACCGCAAGACGTGGACACTCAGTTATTGGATAAAACGTAGCAAGCTGGGCACGGCTCAAATTGTTTGGGGCGCGGGCAGTGGCTTTTGGGCGGGTGGCGATCAAAATCAAATGCTATTTCTTGCTAATGACACCCTCCAAGTTTTTGACTATACATCGTCAGGGGCTTATGTCTACGACTTAACGACAGTCCGAGTATTCCGTGATACGTCCGCTTGGTATCACATCGTGCTTGCAATCGACACAACTCAGGCCACAACGGCAAACCGTGTCAGGCTCTACGTTAATGGCGTTCAGGAAACACTAACAGTAGCCACAAATGCCGCTCTCAATGCGGACACCAAAGTAAACAACACAGTGGCACATTACGTTGGTGGTGCTACTGTTTATTACTGTGATTCTTATTTCTCCGACATCCACTTCATCGACGGCCAAGCGCTAACCCCCACCAGCTTCGGTGAGTTCGACACCAACGGCATCTGGCAACCCAAGCAGTACACCGGCACCTACGGCACCAACGGTTTCAAGCTTAACTTCAGCGATAACTCCGCCGCCACTGCCACCACGCTGGGCAAAGACAGCTCCGGCAACGGCAACAACTGGACGCCGAACAATCTCAGTGTCACCGCTGGTGCTGGCAACGACAGCCTGATCGATGTACCCGTCAACGGCACGCAGACCGACACCGGCGCCGGCGGTGAGGTGAGGGGGAATTATGCGACCTATAACCCCTTGTTTAAGGCCGCTAACTCGACATATTCCAATGGCAACCTTGAACACCTTGCAGCCACATCTGCAGGTGTGTACGAATCAGGTATTAGTACTATTGGCGTAAATTCAGGTAAATGGTACGCCGAGTTCACAGTAGCAGTCATAGGAAATGATGCCATTGTGGGGATTACTACTCAGCCGTACACCATCCTCAATAGTTGGCCGGGCGGACAAGCCGGCAGCATTGGGTACGAAGCCGTCCTAGGTAGATTCTACAAAGATGGGGTAAATGGCCAGACAGTAAGTACATACACTACTAACGATGTTATTAGAGTTGCACTAGATTTAGACAATGGCGGAATATGGTTCTCTAAAAACGGTACTTGGCAGGGAACAGGCAGTCCTAATCCGGCTACCAACACCTCACCCGCTTATACGGGCTTAACTGGCACTCACTTTTTCGCCTCAGGCACAGGAGGGAGTGGAAGAATAATCGCAAACTTCGGCCAACGTCCCTTCGCCTACACCGCCCCCAGCGGCTTCAAGGCGCTCTGCACGGCAAACCTGCCCACACCCACCATCGTCAAGCCTTCCACGGTGATGGACACGCTTTTGTGGACGGGCAACAGCGCAACACGCACGCTAACTGGACTGAACTTTGATCCCGATCTGATTTGGGTCAAAATACGCAGCGACGCTAAGAATCACGTTATTCAGGACTCCATCAGAGGATTTACGACCGCCAAGAAACTATCCTCTTCGGGTAACTTTATAGAAGGAGATGCAAGTAATCTGCCAGATTGGGCGGGCTATATCAGCGGCACTAGCTCTACGGGATTCAGCCTAGATAAAAGTGGCACAGGGGCTGATGACTGGGTACATGTAAACAAGTCCGGCAATACCTACGTTGGCTGGGCCTGGGACGCCGGCAGCAGCACCGTCACCAACACCGCTGGCACCATCTCAGCGCAGGTGCGGGCTAATCCGAGTGCAGGATTTTCTATTGCCACAGCCACTTATTTCGGAGGGACGGTAGGCCACGGCTTAGGCGTAGCTCCCGCAATGGTTATTGCCAAGCAAAGAGACGTAGCGCCTAATAACTGGGCTGTCTACCACAAAGACGCCATAGCTGCTGGAACGGTAGCCAACAATTCCTACCTTGTATTAAATGGCACTTCCGCAGTTATTAACGCTGGCTCAAACATTTGGAATGTTACTTCCACCACCATTAGCTCTAACGCAAGCCTCAGCGACAACGGTGTGTATTACTCTTTCGCCGCAGTCGCGGGCTACAGCGCCTTCGGTTCCTACACCGGCAACGGCAACGCAGATGGTCCGTTTGTTTATACCGGGTTTAGGCCGAGATGGCTTTTGCTGCGTAGCACTTCAGGAGCACGCGACTGGATAATTAAAGATGCTCTGAGAAGCACAACATATAACCCAGCCGATGGCAACCTCTATGCCAACCAAACTTTTTCTGAAGACACTACTGCAAGCGTGTACGTAGACATCTTGTCTAATGGATTCAAGTTGCGTGGCACATACGCTTCTATTAACGCAAGCGGTGAGACTTTCATCTACGCCGCATTCGCCGAGTCCCCCTTCGCCCTGAATGCACGAGCACGATAACTATTATGTTTTTACTTAATGGAAAACCCCTTTCTTTAGATCGGGCATTTACAACTGAAGATGGAACTCAGTACCCAGCAAACTGGCTGAGATTATCCAGTCCTGAGGAGCGGGCAGCACTTGGTATTACCGAGACAGAAGATGAGCCTTGGTACGACCAAAGGTTCTATTGGGGTGTCGGTAATCCGAAGGATCACGCTCAACTTGTCGAACAGTGGACTGCTCAAATTAAAGCAACCGCTGGATCTTTGCTTGCTCAGACGGACTGGTATATCACCCGTGCCTCTGAAACAGGCCTACAAGCCCCTCAGAGCGTGCTTGAGAGGCGTTCCTTGATACGTGCCATGAGCAACGATAAGGAGGCCTTCCTGAGCCTTACAGAGACCACTGAGCAGCTTGCTGAGTATGTCGCCAGTGCTGGCTTCAATAACTGGGAAAGTGGTGCTTCGATTGACGGCGCTACTGACGGCAACGACACCTTATCGCTGTAAAGACAATGATCACCATTCTTGGGGTCAAGGTTTCTTATGAGACCTTGGCCTTCTTTGCTTTATTTATTGCTTCTGAATACCTTGGCATGACCAAGAAGCGTCGTGCTAACAGCGTTACTCAAGCAATCTCTATGGCGGCTGCATACTTCAGCAAGACCCGTACTGAAGATGACACCGTTCGTCGATTCCGTCGTACTTTCACGAACCGAAAATGATTAAGCTGACTGACGTAGCTCGCTACTACAAAGGTCTGCCTAACCAAGTTAAAGCCCTCCAACTCCTTGAGAAACTCCTTGGTGAGGAGGGCCTTTCTGAAGATCAGGAATGGGTAAAGTTATGGAGACAACCTCCCGCTAAACCCCCAACTCAAACCTTCTCTAATTCTTGGGATGGTATTGAAGCAGCAGCAGCAGCGGCTGGAGCTAAATTTCCTGAGGTTGTGGCAGCACAGTGGGCACTTGAAAGTGCATATGGCACAGCCCTATCTGGTAAGAATAACTTTTTTGGAATTAAGGGACCGGGAACGGTCAAGACTACATGGGAAGACTACGGTAATGGTCCTGTGACCATTAAGGCTTCCTTCCAAGATTTCGCTACACCATACGATTGCGTGGCTCACCTTGTCACTCAATGGTACAAAGACTACAAAGGCTACAAAGGTGTCAACCGAGCAGCTACTCGTGAAGACTGTGCGTATCTACTGAAGCGTGAAGGTTACGCTACAGATCCCATCTACCCACAAAAGCTTATTCGGTTGATGGAGCAACATGATTGAAGCAATAGTTTCAGGCACTGTAGCTATCTTTACTGCAGTTGTAGCTCTTCATTCACGTATGCACGGTCGTATCTCTGAAGTCGACAAACGTATCGACCAAGTTGAACTGCGTATAGCTGAGAAGTACGTGCAACGTGAAGAACTCTCCTCAGCACTTCAAAAGATGGAGGATCACATGATCCGCATTGAGAATAAGCTGGATCAAATTGTTTTGAGAAATGGCTAAGAAAGCTAAGGCCACAGAAGATACTTTTAACGAACTCCATAACCTTGTCACTGCAGAACTCATCAGCCGTATTAGATCTGGTGAGGCATCTACTGCTGATTTAAAGGCCGCTTGTGACTGGTTAGCAAAGAATGACATTACTGGAGTTGCAATGGAAGGTTCCCCTCTTGATCAACTTGTAAACATCCTTCCCAAGGTTGATCCTGAATTAGTACGGAGTCGGTTGAATGGCACGCGATTGGAAAAAAGAGTATAGAGACCGTGCTGAATACTTGAAGTCATACCGTCGTGCTCATCGCAAAGAAGATGCTGCACGAGCAAGAGCACGTCGTTCAATGGGTGACATTCCTAGTGGTTATGAAGTCGACCACAAAGATAACAACCCAATGAATAACTCCCGTGAGAACCTGAAGATCGTTCCACGTAAAGCTAACCGTGCAAAGGGAGCACGTAAGACGAACGCTAAACGGTAATGACTCCCCTACTTCCCTCGCCTGACCACTATCTCCAAAACCTAATAACCATGACAAGCCCTGAAGCAAAGCGGCTCTGGCGTAAAGCCATCAAAGAGCACTTCAATTGTCAATGTGTTTACTGCGGAGAAACTTATGACGCTAATGAACTCACTCTTGATCATGTTCGACCTAAAGCATTTGGAGGGTCTGACCTTACATCCAATCTTGTGCCCAGTTGTAGATCGTGTAATCAGGCAAAGGGGAGTCAAAACTGGCTCCAATGGATGAGAGCCACCTTCGGTGAAAACCCCAACAAAGAACAGCTTATTCTCTCTTGGATTAATTAATTATGGCAACACCTACCTCTTCTTCTAATCGCAGCAAGCGTAAGACCAATAAGCCCGTCACTCAAGGACAAAATCCCCAACGGGCTAACCGTCAGAAGGTGTCGAACGCAACCGTAACCAATAGTACTCAGCGCACCAACAATGGTACTGCCAAGGTGACCACAGGCAAAGGCGGTTCTACGCCAAAGGCTCTTCCGCCTGGCGCTAAAAGCGGTGCATTAGCCACTCAAGGGCGTGGATCCCTTCGTGGCCAACCACAACTACCTCCTGGCCGTAAAGGTGGTGGCATGGAAAAGGCCGGGCCTACTGTCGATGTAAAGGCCAACACACCTAAGGTCTCTGGCGCTTCTCCAAAGACGAGTGCAGCGGCACCAAGGGCTCTCCCCGCTGGTCGTTCTGGTGGACAACTCACCCGCGCTGTAAGGGGCGCAGCATCCGCTGCCTCCAAAATGGGACCCCTTGCCAAAGCTGCTGGTGTTGCTGGCTCAGCAATAGCTGTTGCAGATCAGCTTGGTCGAGTCCTTAACCCTAAAGACAATATCCTTACCCGCGCTGGATCTGCTGGTCGCCGCATCGAAGGTCTTGTTGGTGGAGGTGGTGGTGGTAACGCAACCCCTGGTGAACGTGCAGCCCGTCTTAATGCACAACGCGGTCAATATGCTGGTCCTGGTGGCAAGCCGGATGGATCTGGTAAAGGACAGGAACGTCAGACAACCCCTCGTGTCAACAAAGCACGTCAAGATCAAATGCGTGCTGCTTTGAACAATGACTACCCCCTCAGTACTGCGAGCCAACGTCGTGGTTCTACCCAATCCGGGGGTGGTTCCACTCAATCACGGAGTAGTAGTTCTGCACCTGCAGCTCCTCGTCGTCAACCAGGACCTGCTGCTGACGCTGGGATGAAGAACCAGGACAAGAACTACCGTGGCAACTTGTTTGAAAAGACCTTTGGTTACAAGCCTGGTCAAGCTCCTGATCAACAGAAGTCTCGCTTCAAGAGCGTAGACAACAAGTTCGGTCAAGACTCTGGCTACGAGCCCCAAACCAAAGTTGATGGCAGCAAGTATGCCGACAAGAAACCTGACATGAAAAAGGTCAAAGAATACGACCGCCTTCGTCGTAAGTACTACGACTGATTCATAACACTCGCTGAGAGGCCTCTAGAAGCCCCTAGAAGGCCTCTTCTTTCTTATTTAGGTACAATCTATCGTGAACGATATTTTAGCGGCTTTACGGGGCGATTTCAAGCTGTTTCTGCAAGCACTGTGGCAACAGCTTGATCTACCTTCTCCTACACGAGCACAATACGCCATTGCTGACTACCTACAACACGGACCTAAACGACTACAGATCCAAGCTTTCCGAGGAGTCGGTAAGAGCTGGATTACTGGAGCGTTTGTGTTGTGGACACTCTTTAATGACCCAGAAAAGAAGATCATGATCATCTCCGCTTCTAAAGAGCGTGCAGATAACATGTCCATCTTCCTTCAGAAGCTGATCATTGAAACCCCGTGGCTCAGTCATCTAAGACCGAAGTCGGATGATGCCCGGTGGTCTCGCATCTCCTTTGATGTTAACTGCTCTCCACACCAAGCACCATCAGTCAAGTCAGTCGGCATTACGGGTCAGCTAACGGGTTCTCGTGCAGACCTGATGATTCTGGATGACATCGAAGTGCCTGGTAACTCGATGACTGAGATGATGCGAGAGAAGCTCCTTCAGCTTTGTACAGAAGCGGAGTCCATCCTGACACCCAAGAAGGACAGCCGCATTATGTACCTTGGCACTCCACAGACTACCTTCACCATCTACCGAAAGCTAGCGGAACGTAACTATCGTCCATTTGTCTGGCCTGCTCGCTACCCACGCAAGGACAAGCTCAGTCAATACGAGAACCTGCTAGCCCCACAGATCGTAGAAGACATTGAGATGGGTGCTGAGGAGTGGACACCCACTGATCCAGACCGTTTCCAATCCGATGACCTATTGGAACGGGAAGCAGCCATGGGTCGCAGCAACTTCATGTTGCAGTTCATGCTTGATACCACGTTGAGCGATGCAGAGAAATTCCCACTTAAGTTCTCAGACCTCATCATTACTTCCGTTAATCCGACTCAAGCGCCGGATGCTGTTGTGTGGTGCAGTGACCCTCGTAATGTGCTCAAGGATCTGCCTACGGTTGGCTTACCGGGTGATTACTTCTACTCCCCGATGCAACTCCAAGGAGAGTGGACTGACTACACCGAGACGATCTGCTCCGTAGACCCTTCAGGTCGTGGTAGTGACGAAACCGCAGCAACCTATATCTCTCAAAAGAATGGCTTTCTCTACGTTCACGAAGTACGAGCGTATCGCGACGGTTATAGCGACAATACACTTCTTGACATCCTTCGTGGGTGTAAGCGGTACAATGTTTCTAAACTCCTTATCGAAACAAACTTCGGTGACGGTATCGTCGCAGAACTGTTCAAAAAACACCTTCAACAAACCAAACAACCCATAGACGTAGAAGAAGTCAGAGCCAATGTCCGTAAGGAAGACCGCATCATTGATGCTCTTGAACCCGTCATGAACCAGCACCGGCTGATCGTTGACAAGTCGGTCGTGGAATGGGATTACAACTCCAATAAAGACGCAGCACCAGAAGAACGTCTGCTGTACATGCTCTTCTACCAAATGTCTCGGATGTGCCGGGAGAAGGGTGCCGTCAAACACGACGACAGATTGGACTCCCTAGCTCAGGGTGTCAAATACTTCACTGATGCCATGTCCATCAGCGCCTACGAGGCTGTTAAAGCCCGTAGACAAGAAGATTGGCAGGATCTCCTGGAAACCTTCCTAGACGACCCTCAGAGCGCCACTGATCACCTCGTGATGGGGTTCTCTCTTGACCAACGACGGACAGCTAGAGGAGGCGGTAAACGCGGGTCCATTCCCACGTGGGTCCCAAGATAAGACACAAGCTGTAGCAAGCGTTCTGGCTGAGGACGGATTAGAAGCGGGGAAGGGGGAGTCGTGTCTCACGAGACGTGATCCCCAACTCCCCCTCTATCAATGTCCCTGGGAAAGGACATTCTGTGAGTACTGAACTCAAACTGACACAAATGACACAATTAACTGATGTCCTCAGCGAACGAAGTGAGCGGGTGAATGGACATCTCTAAATAACTACTACTACTACTTTCTTTTAGAGGAGACTGAATCTAGATCATCTCAATGGCCTCTTGATTGGCCATCTGAATGATACAGGATTCATTTCTCTTATTAAAAATCCCAGTAACTACAATCTATTAACAACCCAACTAATGCACTCAGTCCAACTTATCCACATCACACCAGAAGCAGAGAACCTCATTAGCTACATGGCTAGGGTCTCTAACCCATCTAATCAATCAAACACGAAGGGCTTGTCACTTCGTGACTACACTGAGACCAGTGCTAAACTAATTAAATACCTTATTGATCATCAACATTGGTCTCCCTTTGAGATGGTCAATATGTGTGTAGAGATTAACACTACTAGATCCATAGCAGCTCAGATCCTTCGTCATAGAAGCTTCTCATTTCAAGAGTTCAGTCAACGGTATGCAGATGTAACGACTATTGGTACACCAGTCATTCCATCACTACGTAGACAAGACCTGAAGAACAGGCAGAACAGTACTGATGATCTTGATACAGCAAAGAAACAACAGTTCCTTCGTCGTATTCAACAGCACTTTGCAGAAGCTGAGGATCTCTACAGAGAAATGGTGTCAGCAGGTGTAGCAAAAGAGTGTGCTAGGGATGTGTTGCCGATGTCTGCTCCGTCTAGGTTGTACATGAATGGAACCATTAGGTCTTGGTTGCATTATTGTGACTTGAGAACTGCTAATGGAACACAGAGAGAACATGCAATTATTGCGGCACAAGTGCAAGATTTGCTGTATGAGCATCTGCCCAATGTGTGTAAGGCGATGTGGAACATGGAATAACTCTATTTACCAGTAGTAGTCATTACCACTAATTACCCAACTGGTCGCCTCGATGACTGACGAAGAAAGCAACTACACAAAACTCCAACGCATGATTGGAGATGCCCTTGATTATCCGCCAGGTCACCCCAAGGTTGATGCAACAATCGAGGCCGTAGCTGAATGGTTTGAGCTTCTCCTAGAAAACATGGGAGTTCAACCAACTGCCATTCCAGCGCTTGTACGTTGGCAGTACTGGCAATCAAAAATCACTCAAGAAATGGAAGAGGACGATGACTAAATGGTTTTCTATCCGCAAGGCAGACTTTGATAAAACCTTGTTTTTCGGCATCGGCTTTGGTGGCGACATCCCTCGCATAGAGGTCGCCGTACTCATTGTTATTGGCGAGCGTGTAATTTGCATTGGTCCTCATAAGTAGTCGCTTCCACTTCTATGTCTGATCAACCACGGATCTTCACAGTTGACGAACTTGATGAGTTCTGCCTTTGGTGGTGGGGCTCAGACAATGACGAGCGTACAGTCACTGATGTAATCGAAAGCGGAAGCATGGCTGCGTTTGCTGAAGCTTGCATTGCCCGCTGGGGCAAGTAGTCACCTTCGCTAACACTTCATTAGAGGTATCTAGAAGGGCCTAGAAGGCGTGTGTAAGTGTTATTGAGTGTCTTTGTATGTTCAATGCGTTTCATACGTCTTCCTAGGGCTTGTAGAGGGGTCTCTTAGTTTTTGACAAAAATTTCTTACGTCAATACGTAGGAGTAGGGGCGCGGTTCTACCCCCATGGCCCCTCTTTGGCCTGGAAATGGCCGCGCTAGTTACGTTATCTAGTCGATCCAACTAGGGTTTCGGCCCTGGCGGCCACTATATATAGACGCTTTGCCTTATTGCGAACAGTTCTCAACAAGTCTAGATCTGGTGTGATCTGTGCGCGATAGTGTGCCAATCGCCGAACCGCCACACAACCTGATGCTGAGTGCCACGATCCTGCTGTAGGTTGCTTGCAACGGGATGAGACCGGAACGCCACCGGACAGACTCAAACCGTCAGGGGGCATCGATGCCACCGCTTCAAACCTCAGAACCTAGACAATCAAATAATCGCGAGCCAGCCAACTAGGGCAATGCCGCGTTGCAACCTATCGGGCGGGATCCTAGGTGCAACGGTTAGGGCAACCTGAACGGGCCTCGCTTTGCTGCCACTCACAACCTAATGGCCAGCACACTAGTAGCGCGATGCTATGGGATCGAATCCCTGCTGTGCCTATTCTCTCATCGTGAGAGAACCCTTCCACTAGTCAACAATCACAAGGAGGCACACAATGTTCCGCATCATCCAAACAGTTCATCACGATAACGGAAACAAACCTATCCGTTATTGGTACACATCAACTGACACACAAACAGAAGCTACTGCTATTGCTGATCGATTAAATGATCGAAACAAGATCGCTATAGATGATCCGAGTCTGATTCTTGTTACCTACCACGTTGAAAAGTAATTCATCCACTCATCAAACCAACATCATGGAAGCACTCAACATCCGTTTCACCCTTGATGAAGATACTCCCATTGATGAGTATCTAGAAGATGGCATCATCACTGAAGCATTCACTCAGGAAGATGACACCTATCAAGCAATCATCAAGGACGTGGATGAAGTATTGATCGAATCACTCAATGCTGATGAACTTGCTGAATTCTATGGAATTGACAGTGAGTTTGTGATTGCATGTGAAGTACTTGAGTTTTCCTAACACGTCCACTTGTCAAACAAACAAACAAGGAGTCCACCAATGACTAAACCAAAAGGCTTCATTATCGACCGTGGCTTGTCACCTATCGACGGTCAACCTTACGTTGCTATTCTCACCCTAGAAAGCAACAACCGAAAGACTGGTAACATGGCACAAGTATGGATCTTGTGCGAGGATATTAACCCTGTGGAAGCTGTTAAGACTGGCAAGGATGTCACGATCTGCGGCAATTGTCCACATCGTAAACAACAAGATGGCAGCCGTTCTTGTTATGTGAACGTGGGCCAGGGACCGAATAGTATTTGGAAAGCATACAAACGTGGATCATATGTTGACGCTACAAAATCCATGGATGCATGGAACCACATGCGTCAATCGGTCTACGGTAAGCGTATACGCTGGGGTGCATACGGTGACCCTAGTGTGATCGATTCTGCTGTTGTTGAATATATCAACGAGCAAGCACAGGGACACACCGGTTACACTCACCAATGGCGCAATGAGTTTGCACAAGCCTTTAAAGGTATCTTTCAAGCTTCATGTGACGGCTTTCAAGATTACCTAGACGCTACTGCTCACGGCTGGAAAACGTTTACTGTTGTTCACAAGAACGCAACACCAAACTATGCAAAACAATGCCCCGCAACTGTTGAGAATAGTGCTGCCCAGTGTGCAACTTGCAAGCTGTGCGATGGTGCTCGGGTTGATGTGTTTGTCCACGCTCATGGTACTGGTGCCAAGTATGTAACTGTTGCCTAAACCATTCCACTAAGCAAAACAAAGGGGTCACACGGCCCCTTCTTTTTGTACCCATCAATTCCGTTACGACATCACAAGGACGCACTCAAATGTTTGAACCCTCACGCGCTGCAATTCTTTCGCGTACACAACGACTCATCCACATGGGTGAGTGGTTAGAGCGCAATGAAGAGATACTAGCCACTCTTATTGAAGATCTTTCCGATGCAGTTGATCTTCACATGGATAGTGAGTTGGACTCATGGGTTGAAAATGAATTCCATCGGCTATCAGATGCACTTTCTTCATGTATATGCAACCTTGTTGATCACAAAGATGCGCTTAATCCTTCAGAGCACTCTATGAAGCTGATTCTTAGGCACCCACGCCACACACGCTGCATTAAAAGTCCCACAGTTGTCCTTGACGAACAGCAAACCCAAGAAACTACCAACTCATGAACCCGTTCAAACAAAAGAACACAGTCAGGATCACCATCACGATCCCTGGCTACATCCATGATCGCATGATTGCTGTCTCTAATAATCAGGGACGCAGCATCTCCAATCTTTGTGCCTTCATCTTGGAAAACCATCTCAAGGACTCATGAACAAAACGCACATCATCATTGAAACCACAGCGTTCTTTCTGTGCACTGTTCTGATCTCATCCATGACCATTCTTGGTGCTCTGGGTGTTGACCCTTTTCTTGCTACTGAAACTACTTACCAACACCGTGAGGCACAAGAACAATGAATGGATGGGTCGCAACCTTTGGTATCAAACAACCTAAAGGGGGTTGGCTTGTAACTGAGCAAGCCATTGTAGAAGCTGTTGACTATCCCACTGCTTTTAAATGTGGCATTGCCTTGTGTCCACGCGGTGAATCCGTGATGGATGTGCAACTTATTCACGAAGACAGGGATCCACTAGACTATGACAACATCGATGTTATCTGACAAGCACGCTTATGTCATCCTCGATATGTGGATGCACATTATTGCTATCTTCTACGATAACAAAAAGGCATTGGCTTATGCAGAAGTCTTAAGGAGAGAGGCACCTGATTCTATGTTCACCGTAGAAGAGCACCCGATCATCTAATGGTCGGGCTTTTTCTATCTTTTATCCGCTCACCAGAGGATAACAACAATGCCTGTGACGTCAAAACTACAGGGACGCTCGCCACCCATGTGGTAGGCCGCCGCGTCTCTGCTTTCCACTGGATCGCAAGATCTAGTCAACCGTTCCTGTTGATGTCATCAATCAATGAGCTAACACTTCTTGATGCACTACTGCTGATGTGTGAGAACTATCAACAGTTGCTAGCACAAGATCCCTTGGATCCATCACTCACGGACGCACTCAAGTGTATCCATGACTGCGAACAACGACAGATGAGGCTTACACATGGCACGAAAAGATCCATTTCCCAATGAATGGGAGGAGGTCCACAATCTATCGGACGACGACATCGAAACAGCCACAGCAGAAGAGGTGATGGATGAGGTCATGGCATGGCATCTTCCTGAACCTTACTGTGCGGTGATTCGTGTCTATGACCGCAAAACAAACAAGCTCAAAGAGTATGCGTACAAGCTTGAATCTAAAGCTCATCAACGCATCAAGGAGGCAGCCTTTTCTGACGATGAGGTAACCATCCTGACCAATTCCATCATTGGCACAGTTAATTATTTGCCTGAATGACTGACATTCTCCAGCTTCCTGGTGAACCTGCATTCAAGGGTTCACAATTCACTGCCCAAGAATACGACGATGCTTGGGGAGACGATTGGCACAGTGTCTTTATGCAGATCTTGCATCCCGAAGACACGGAGTTGCCAGACTAGTAAAAACGTACTACCCTGGATCCCGTGCTTGCGAACCCATGACGCTGTTTGATTTCTTTGGTTTATACGTTGGCTGGGACATTTGTGGTCCTGCATTATGGGCGCGGATCTACAGCGGATCTATTCAGATTCAAGTAGGACGGCTGTTGCTAGGATGCGACTGGTTCTTCAAGCCTCCACATGGCCGAAACATCGACTCCACTTGTCAAACCATTGACAGACGAGGTGATGTGGAAAATTTGCCGCATTCACGAGTTGTTTCGTGCCAAGGACGTTGAAGTTCCGGGCCAACTGGTGTCCGTCTTTTGCTACATCGCGTCGCACAATCCTTGCAACCTTCAATCTATTGAAAAGGAGCTAGGACTCAGCCCGAACAGCACCAGTCGCAACACCGATTGGCTCAGCACCCACCACCGTCTCGGTAAGCCTGGCATGGGTTTGATCTACAAGAAGCGTGATCCCTTCAATGGGCGTCGCCGCATTGTGGAACTGACCGATAAGGGCTACGAGATGGTTGATCAAATCAAGGAGATCCTCAATGATCACTGAATCCGTCAAGACGTGGGGTCAGGCGGTTGACTTCACCTTCAAAACCAGAGATGCATGGAGGCACGGTGCTTCCAAGCCCACCAACACCTACAACTGCCAGCATTTCACCAATGCTGTTGGCAACTCCTTTCCATTGATCAAAATCACCCCGCTTCTGATGAACCAGGCGTGCATTGATCTGGAGGAGGAGCGTGGCCTTTCGGGTTCCACCATCAATCGGGTGATCAGCGCCGTCTCCACAGTGCTCAATCACTGCAGTGCGATGGGCGTGATTGATTTCACACCCCCAAAGTTCCAACGCCGTAAGGAGGGGGAGCATCGCCTGACGTGGTTCACCAAAGAGGAGATCGAGACGATGCACCAGGCAGCCCTGGACCCGTTTGCACGGGATGACATCGCTTCGATCATTGTGGTGGCTGCTTACACCGGCATGCGCCAAGGTGAGCTGCTCAAACTGCGCGTCAAAGATGTGGATCTAGGCACCAACCAGATCTACATTGGTGGTCGTGATGGCTTTGAGACCAAAGGCAAGAACTTCCGGGCTGTGCCCATCCATGGACGCATCCAAGAGTTGTTGCATCAGCGATGCGAATACGGTCGCCGCGATGCGCTCATCTTTGGTGATGATTGGCCGTGTGGTAAGGATCAACTGATCCGAGCCTTCAAGAAGGTTCGTAACTACGCTGTTGAGAAAGATGACAAATGGACGTTCCACTCCCTGCGTCATACGTTCGCCACTTGGTGCGCCGAATCCGGCGTCCCAATCCGCACCCTGATGGGTCTCATGGGACATGCCAATGTGGAAACAACGTTACGATATGCAAAGGTTACGGATCAGGCTCGGGTGGACGCGATCAATGCGATCTGAGTCCGACTACGGGCCGACTAAGCGTGTCTAGTACCCCGCTCTGCTACGCTCTTTGAGCACCCGGCGCACAGGTTTCTCACCTGGACTCATCGCTGGAATCCCCACGCGGATGTGGCGGAATTGGTAGACGCGCTAGTTTCAGGTTCGCTTCAGAACTGATCCCACGAGTGGACAGAAGCCGGGTGAAAGCCCGGCTTTCCTATTGATCACAAGGTTCCACTTGTCAAAAGATCTAAACCGTGATCTAGCGACAACCATTCCACTTGAGACAACATGGTTTCACCTGCTCTCACCGAGCAACAGATCGAGCTGGAGAAGCGTGCCATTGCCTACGGGCGTGAACGTCTTCTCGATCAAACACGCAAGCTGGAGGAGCGCTCCTACGGGTCAGCAACGGTCTATGGCGCAGCCAGCATCCAGGCAGCCCTTGGAGAGGTTTCACGGGTCATCGAGGACACGCTGATCCGCATCCACAAGGGGCAGAACGGCGTTGATTTCGCCACCATCCACCAATACCTGGCTGAGATCGAACCGGAGGCAGCCGCAGCCATTGCATTGAAGCTGACCTTCGACAAGGTGTTCAGCCCAAAGGACAAGGCCAACGAGATCGCCAACGTGATCACAGCCATTGGCCAGGCGTTGGAACAGGAGTGTCAGCTCCGCTGGTATGAGGCTCAGGATCCTGACCTGTATGACCGCATCAAGCGGCAGTACTGGCACAGCGCCTGTGGCACCCAGCAGAAGGCAACAGTGGCTCGCACGATGATGAATCGGCATGAGCATCACTGGGACAATTGGCCAACTGCTACAAAAGCAAAGCTTGGTGGATGGCTTCTTGATTGCGTGCTGAAGGCCACTGGGTGGTTCGACAAGCACATGGTTGTCAGAGATAAGAGGCGGTACACCTTGCTTGTGCCGAGTCTTCTTTTTGCCATGCAAAAGGAGGAGCTGATGCAAGACGCTCTGATGTTTGCTCCAATGGCTTGGCCCATGTTGGTCCCACCACGAGATTGGAGTCCCATCAAGGCTGGTGGCTACCTCCTCAATGAGGTAATGCATGGCCATGAGATGGTGCGACGCGGTGAGGGCGGATTAGTACAGGGGAACACGCCACTCCTGTTTTTGAACAAGCTCCAGAAGGTTGCCTACACGCTCAACAATTTTATTGTCGACGTGGCTGAGACCTTGATGGAGCGTCAGTACAAGGTCGGTAAATTCTTACCGATCATTGAGCTACCCCTCCCCAACAAACCGTTCGACATCGCGGAGAACGAAGAGGCTAGGCACGAGTACAGACGGCAAGCAGCAGAGGTGTTAAACCACAACGCTGCGTCATTCAAACGGTCTTGCCGTACACGAATGACCATGGAGACCGTCAAGCTCTTCAAGGAGAAGGACAAGTTCTTTCTCCCGTGGTCATTTGACTATCGAGGGCGTACGTATCCGATCCCAGCCTTTCTCACTCCACAAGACACTGACTTCGGTAAGTCTTTGCTGAAGTTTGCTGAGCCGTCGTTCATGACGGATGAAGCAGAAGCGTGGCTGGCATTCCAAGTAGCGACTTGCTACGGGAATGGGTTGGACAAAGCCACGATGCAAGAGCGTCAGGATTGGGTTGTTCAAAACCAAAGCCTGATTTCCGCTGTTGCAACTGATCCACTTGGCAATTTGTCTCAATGGGAGGCTGCAGATGAGCCGTGGCAGTTCCTCGCTGCATGTGAGGAGTACAACGCTTGTGTTATTGAATGCACAAGAAGTTGGACAAATCTGCCGGTTGCTATTGACGCTACGTGCTCAGGACTGCAGATCCTGGCTGGTATGGCGAGAGATCAATCAACTGCAAAGTTGGTGAATGTCTTTCCGTCAGATACACCACAGGATGCATACAAAGTTGTGGCAGAAACGGCTAAGCCAAAGCTGCCAGATCACCTAGCTGTTCTTCTTGATCGGAAGGTCACAAAGAGAACAGTGATGACAATTCCATACAACGCCACCAAGCATTCCAACAGGGCTTACATCCGTGAGGCTCTTAAAGAAAAGGGTGCTGAGTTCACACCAGAAGAACTCACTTTGATTGTTAATGCAGTCAGAGAAGCGATGTATGAGGTTGTCCCCGGTCCAATGCGTGTTATGGACTGGATCAAACAAGAAGTTGGCGCAGCGTTTAAACGCGGCGTAGATCACCTCACTTGGGAGACACCTTCAGGGTTTATCGTCAAACAAAACAGACGTAAACGTAAGGTAACGACGATCAAGTTACAGATCCTTGGTCGTTGTGAAGTGAACCTAACTACAGGACTTGAAGGACCAGATGTTGCTGGTCATAAATCCAGCACAGCTCCCAATCTTATTCACTCCTTGGATGCTTCGATCTTGCATCAAGCATTCCTGAAGTTCAACGCACCGTTCACGGTGATCCACGATTCAGTGCTTTGTCGGGCAACTGATATGGGCATATTGAATCGCGTAGTCAGGGAAACCTACTGCGAAATCTTTTCATCCAGCAATCCACTTCTGGATTTTGCTGAAGCTATCGGAGCAGAGACTGATCCGCCAATCATTGGTGATCTCGATCTTGATTCCGTCCTTGAATCCACCTATTTTTTCTGTTAATGGCCCCCAAAACTATCGTCACTGAAAAGCCTGTTGTCCTTGAAGGTTATCAGGCTGTGATGAAGCCCAGCAAGTTTGGTTACTCGCTTGCTACTGTCTTTACCGATGATCTGATTGAACAACTGGAAGCAGACCGCACTGAGGTTCTCAAGTGGTGTGAATCCAAGTTGAAGAACCCAAAGCGTGCAACGCTGAAGCCTGAACCATGGGAAGAAGTTTCCGATGGTAAATATAAAGTCAAGTTCTCTTGGAATGAAGAGAACTGCCCAACGATTGTGGACAGTGAAGGTACTGTGATTACTAACACAGCATTGCCTGTGTATAGCGGATCGACAGTCAAGCTGGCCTTTTTTCAAAAGCCTTACATCCTTAAGGATGGTGTCACATACGGCACAAGTCTTAAGTTGAAAGGTATTCAGATCATCAGTCTTTCCAGCAGTGCTGGTGTAGATACTGGTGACATGGATGCTGAGGATGTTGCTGAACTCTTTGGCAAAACCAAGGGATTCAAGGCTGAGGATCCGAACGTGACCCCGGCTCCTGCAACTGAAACTGACATCGATTTCTGATGGCAACCCTCAACCAGTTACTGAAACTTCAACAGCAGATTGAAGCTGACGAAGACAAGTTGGAGCAGAAGCGTGTGCGTAGGTCCAAGCTCATCATTGATCTCGGACTCAAGCGGGGCGATTACTTCAAAGGGAAGGGTGAAAACTTCGTTACTGTTGACAAGGTTGCTCATCGTCTGTGGGTCTCAGTTGATGGTCGCATTGAACTGGAGGCCTTGAAGTTCTAATGGCTTTCCGCTCTGGGTTGGAAGAGAAGGTCGCTGATCTTCTCACCAACCTGGGCGTGAAGTACGAGTATGAATGCACCAAGGTTGCTTATCAGATTCAACATAATTACTGCCCTGATTTTCTTTTACCGAATGGAATTTATCTTGAGGTGAAAGGGCATCTGACCGAAGAGGATCGTCGAAAGATGAAGGCAGTAAAGGATCAGAACCCTGACCTTGATATTCGCTTTGTATTTCAATCGCCCTATAACAAAATCTACAAAGGTAGTAAAACAACGTACGCAAAGTGGGCCGAGAAACACGGCTTCCAATGGTGCGTGTTCCACAGTATCCCAATCGAATGGCTGATGTAGAGCTGATCAAAGATCTAGCTACCAATCTCATCATGGCACTCGACAAACATTCCTCACCGAATGACATTGTTGAAGGCTTTGAAGATGCATTGGATGGCTACGAAGAATTGATCCAACGTTTCCACAAACAACAATGATGACCCCCAAAGAGCGCATCACTGAATTCTTTGCTGACACTTTGTGTGAAGCAGAGGAGGCTATCAAGCTTGGCGAATTGACACCTGATGAAGTTGTCACTTGCTTCGCTGATGCATTGACTGAATGGCATTCGTATTTCCAGAACTGTGCTGACATTTACGAAAAGCTGATCAATGCAGTCATCTCCCGATACAGAAACAAGTAAGTATCTAACCCATGAACCTTGTCCTTCTTGTGGTAGTCGAAACAATCTTGCTCGTTACGACGACGGTCACGGCTACTGCTTTGGGTGCGGCCATTGGGAAGCTGGTGAATACAGCAACGTCACATCGTCAAAACCACGAATGACATTCCCCATAAAGGGAACCCCTGAACCACTACCTAAACGTGGCATTAGTGAAGAGGTTTGCCGTAAGTATCGAGTCCATCGAGAAGGCAATCAACTCTTCTTCCATTACTTTTCAAAGGATGGGACATGTACTGGTGCCAAGGTAAAAACCCCTGACAAACAATTCCGATGGGATGGATCAAACCCTGATGGACAACTCTTTGGACAGCAGCTCTTCCCAAGTTCTGGCAAACGAGTGGTTATCACCGAAGGAGAACTTGATGCACTTTCGTGTTATCAAGCTTACTCGGGGAATTGGCCGATGGTTTCAATACCGGATGGTGCCAATTCGGCCAAGCGTGCGATTCAAAGGCAGCTTGAGTGGCTCCAGGGTTATGAGGAGATTGTCCTCTTCTTTGATATGGACGATCCAGGGCGTCAAGCTGCGAAGGATGCGGCAGGGGTATTGCCACCAGGCAAGGTTAAGATCGCTCACTTGCCAGATTTCAAGGATGCTTCCGATGCACTCCAGGCTGGCAAGGCACAAGCGATTAAAGAGGCAATCTGGAACGCTTCCGCATACCGCCCAGACGGCATTGTTGAAGCGAAGAGCCTTCTAGAGCAGATCCTTAAACCGAATGATGATGGACTCTACGAGTATCCATTCAAAGGTTTACAGGACAAGCTTCACGGTATTAGAGCGGGCGAACTGGTGACGGTCACCGCTGGATCGGGTGCAGGGAAGAGTTCTTTTTGTAGAGAACTTGCCACACACTTACTTAACAAGGGTGAGCGTGTTGGCTACCTAGCTCTAGAGGAAAGCAACCGTCGCACAGCTCTTGGGCTGATGTCCGTTGCTGAAGGCAAGCCCTACCACATTGGTGAACACTCACGCACTGAATTATCAGATGTCTACTCCAGAACCCTTGGACATTGGCCGCTTTATCTTTTTGATGGCTTCGGTAGTTTTGATCCCGATGTTATTTATAACCGTGTGGAGTATCTTGCCCAAGGTCTTGACGTAAAGATCGTCTTCCTTGATCACCTCAGTATTTTGCTGAGTGGTCTTGATGGAGATGAACGTCGTGTCATTGACCAGACAATGACCAAGCTTCGCTCACTTGTGGAGCGGACAGGGATCTCATTGTTCCTTGTCTCTCATTTGCGTCGACCTAGTGGTGACCAGAGTCACGAGGAAGGGGCACGTGTAAGCCTGGGCTCCTTGAGGGGATCGCACAGCATCGCACAACTCAGTGATGCCGTTATTGCACTTGAACGGAATCAACAAACCAACTCCGCGACAACTGTACGAGTACTCAAAAATCGCTACAGCGGAGAAGTTGGCCCTTGTTGTGACCTTATTTATGACCTTAACACTTGCCGTTTTATCGAGCATGAACCCGAACAAGAGTTCGACCCAACAACGGATTTCTAACTACGAATCGCTGCTAAAGCGGCCCAACCCGCCTTCACCAGAAATGGTGCAACGAGCGCAACCCTACCGGGCAGATACGCTTCAGGAACTAGAGGCTGTGATTAAGTACCCCGCTAAAGCCATTGATGTCTGACACCATCATCGTCTGCACTCCAGATGAAATGCTTGCCATGCATGAGCGTGGTGAGATCAGCAGTTCAGGTCATGTGATCACGCTACCGATTCTCTTTGAGTTTCTGTGTGATTACTACGGAGTCGATTCTCACTGGCAACCTAATGATGTCTACTGATGAACCTCCTCTTCGACATCGAGACTGACGGCCTGTACGACAACCTTACCACCATTCACTGTGTTGCTATCAAAGACCTTGGTAACAATGAGGTTTATGTCTTTAACGATGAGGGTAATCAGCCACCTATTGCTCGTGCCATCACGATGCTGGAGGAAGCTGACACGATCATTGGGCAGAACGTAATTAATTACGACATTCCAGTCATCCAGAAGTTCTACCCATGGTTCACGCCACCACGGACCATTGACACTCTTATTCTTAGCCGTTTGTATCATCCTGATCTGCTTAAGATTGATGGTATTAGGAAGTGGAACCACATGCCACTCCAACTCTACGGACGACATTCCTTAGAGGCATACGGTTACAGGTTGGGTGAATACAAGGGTGGCTTTGCTAAGCAAACTGACTGGAAAACCTGGTCACAAGACATGGAGGATTATTGCGTACAGGACTTACAGGTCACACACAAACTATGGGAGCACTTCCACAAATACCTGACTGGGTCTTACTAGAACATCAGGTAGCAGAAATCCTCACCAAACAAGAGTTGCATGGATGGTACTTCGACGAACGATCCGCTTATGAGTTGGAATCAGAACTACGATCTGCATTTGACTCGCTGCAAAGATCTCTTCGACAGCGGCACCCTTTCGTTGCGGGAGGCGAGTTTACTCCTCGTCGTTCTAACAAGACCAAGGGATATATACCTGGATGCGCTTTTACGCGCCTCAAGGATCTTAGCCCAACCTCGCGAGATCACATCGCGTGGGTCATGCAGCAGTTCTATGGATGGGAGCCGACCCAGTTCACAGAATCTGGAAAAGCAACTATTGACGAAGTAGTTCTAAAGGACATAGGTACTCCAATTGCACTTGAATTCTTTCAATGCTTGGAACTGACCAAGCAGCTTGGCATGTTGTCAGACGGCAACAACGCCTGGCTAAAGCTGGTCAGAAAGGGCCGAATCCACCACAACTGCTCTGTCTCAACTAACACTCACAGATGTGCCCATAGAAACCCAAATCTGGCCCAAGTCCCATCTGATGAACGATTCAGACGACTCTTCACTGCAACTCCAGGACTATGCATGGTTGGGGCCGATCTTAGCGGCATCGAGTTGCGGATGTTCGCGCATTACCTTAGTCGGTATGACGGTGGTCGCTATGGTGAGATCTTGCTTAATGGCGACATCCACCAAGTTAATGCCGACAAGATTGGCATTAGTCGTAAGCTCGTCAAAACCGTTACCTATGCTTTTCTTTATGGGGCAGGGAACGAGAAGATCGGACTTTCCTATGACCCTCAGCTTCCTGCCGATAAGGCAAAGAAGAAAGGGGCAGAGATACGGCAAGCGTATCTTGATGCAATTGAAGGTCTTAGCGATCTTGTTGAGGCCGTCAAGAAAAAGGTTCAATCAGTTGGCCACATCAATTCAATTGATGGACGGCGTATCGCTGTTGATGGACCCCATAAAGCTCTGAACTATCTCCTGCAGTCGGGAGCTGGTGTCATTGCAAAGCGATGGATGGTCATCGCTAACGATCAAATTAAACAACTAAATACAGAGGCACATCAATTGGCATTTGTTCATGATGAGCTTCAGTTTGAATGTAACCCCGCTTATGCGGACACTCTAATGTTTAATCTTGAACTCGCTGCAGCTATCGCTGGAGAATACTACGGCCTGCGAATTCCAATCGCAGCCGAAGCAGGAACCGGAAGTACGTGGGCTGACACACATTAATTTCAGCCCCAATCGTGCTGGTGACATTGCAGAGATATATGCCACTGCCGCGTTAATGGCTAAAGGTGCAACCGTGTTTCGTAATACTGGGTGCGACGGTAAGACAGACCTTTGTTTTAAGTATAGCGGTACTATTTACGAAATAGATGTAAAGCTGGCTAGCGTAACTTACGGCGGTAAGGGGGCTTGGTCTTGGAGCACCCAACATGCGTCCAAGGTAAAGCCGCCTGTGTATCCCCTCATTGTTGTACCAGCGACTGGTACTGACCTTTCTGGTTGGTACTGCAGATGGCGGCAAAAGCTGGGGCAGAACAGAGCAGCTATTAAAAAGTACAACTGCCCACCCGGCCTTGAAAACTTCTGGGACTAACTAATGCCACCAACCAAATCCAAAACAAACCTAGCCAAGAAACAATTTGAATCACGTGCCAAGTTCAAGCACACACGTCAAGGAAACGGGACCCGCTCACTTCCAAAGGGCACAAACAAATTGCGTAAGGGGCAAGGCCGATGACCTTACTTATTGATGCTGACTTCCTTGCGTACAAAACCTGTGCCGCTTGTGAAGATGAGATCGACTTCAATGACGACGTAATCGTTGTCACGAGTCGCTTCTCTGAAGTGCTGGAGATGTTCCAGAAAGAGCTGATGTCCATCGCTGAATGCATGGGTCAGTTCGATGACTTCATCCTTTTCTTCAGTAGCCCAAAGAATTTCAGGAAAAAAATTTTCCCGGATTACAAGGGTCATCGAAATAGGAAGAAGCCCTGCGGCTACAAGCGCCTACTTAATTGGTGTGGTGATAACTACATCACCATGGTGGTTGACAGCCTGGAAGCTGACGATGCTATTGGTATCTACGCTACTGATCCAATTGAATCAGAGAACGAACTGATTATCTGCTCACCTGATAAGGACATGAGGCAAATACCTGGGCTGCTGTTTGATCTCAAGAATCCTGTGATTGAAATCACCAAGGAAGAGGGGGACAGATGGCACCTGATTCAAACGATGAGCGGTGATCAGACAGATGGTTACGCAGGTGCTCCTGGGATTGGCATCAAACGTGCTGATGCTCTCCTTGAAAAACATGGCTGCTCTTGGGAAACAGTTGTTCAAACATTTGAAGAACGAGGAATGACTGCCGATGATGCCCTTCTTAATGCACGTCTCGCGAGGATTCTCCAACACTCCGACTACAACTTCGATACCGATGAACCAATCCTTTGGACCCCCACCACCAGTGATGGAGATGACGGTGGAGCAGCAGTTCAAGATGCGACGCCTGAACGACTTACTGCCTGAAGCAAAAAAGGAGGACATAATCACTGTCCTTCTCGCCTTACAACATCAGAACTTTGTCCTCACGAACACTGTCTCTAACCTTGTCAAACAATGGCCAACAGTCCAGAGCATTACGGAAGCAGTTGGAAAGTCGGAGACTTCATCCGAGAACAACAACTAAGTTTCCACCTTGGTAATGCAATCAAATACATCTGCCGTTGTGGAAAGAAACCCACAGCAGACCCCATCGACGATCTCACCAAAGCAATCCACTACCTTGAAAACGAACGTGAGTTTCTACGAAACAGCAGCGTACGAGTTTCGGACAGCGTACGAGCTGCCGCTCGGTCTGACGATTTCCTCTTTGAAGCTTCAGCAGAATTTGATCGATGAGGAACATCTAGAGGTAGCTCATGCTTACCTTGATTTGCTGAAGGACATCACAAATAAGCGAGCACGTGAGCACCTGCTGAAGGAGCTTGCTGATCTGGTGTACGTGTGTCATCAGATGGCTGCAGCATTTGGTTGGGATCTGCAAACAGCACATAACCGAGTCCATGCCAGCAACATGAGCAAGCTCGGGGAAGACGGCAAACCCATACGTCGTGAGGATGGAAAGATCCTCAAGGGACCTAACTACAAAGAACCTTCACTGATTGATCTTGTCTAATACTACTGTGGAAAAAGAACTCATCGCACGTACTGGCCGTGTACAAAGTTGGATTGATGATCCGACATCTCGTCTACCTGTGAGCTGCACTGTCTTCGTTGTTGAAGACACAATGGAGGGAGAGAATGGAATTGAAGCGTCTTGGCGATTTGTTAGCCATGCTCTCCGCTATGGAGCAGGAGTGGCGGTCCACTTATCCAAACTACGACCCAAGGGAGCTGAGAACGGCAAAGGCTTGGTTGCTTCTGGCCCAGTCTCGTTTGCAAAGATCTACTCCACCCTCAATGAAATCCTGAGGCGTGGAGGTATCTACAAGAATGGAGCAGTTGTATGTCATCTTGATCTCAGTCATCCTGATGTGCTTGAGTTCATTACTGCTAGCCGTAGTGAGCTGCCTTGGGTTAAGCGTTGCGTCAACATTAATCACCACTGGTGGAATCTTGCCACGCCAGAAGTCAAGGAAGCTCTGATTCTTGCCATCAAACGCGGCGACGTTTGGCTCAACAAAACAAAAGTCGATAAGCATGGACAACGTATCTACGGAAATGTTTGCTTGGAGGTGTACTTGCCATCACGGGGCACCTGTCTACTGCAACATGTCAACCTTGGGGCATGCGAATTTGATGACATTCGATCTGCGTTTTCACGTGGAATGTCCGAACTGTGTCACCTCCACTCAAAAACAGGTGTTGGAGACAGCGGTGAATACCTCACTCCAGAGGTTGATCGCCAGGTCGGTCTCGGAATGCTTGGGCTTTCAAACCTGCTCCGTCAACAAGGGGTGACCTACAAGGAGTTTGGTGAGGCGTTGATGCACATCGTCAACAACGAACCTCATGAACGGACTCCTGCTGCAGTACTAGCTCACGAGATCCACGCTGGTATCCGTGAGGCTGCAGAGATTGCCAAGGCAAACAAGATGGTGCGTGCCTTTGCAATTGCTCCTACTGCCTCGTGCAGTTACCGATACAAGGATCTCGATGGGTACACCACTACCCCTGAGATCGCTCCTCCCATTGCCCGTCAAGTGGACCGTGATAGCGGCACCTTTGGCGTCCAGAGCTTTGACTATGGTCCTGTTGAGATCGCGTCTGAAGTTGGCTGGGATGATTATTTCAAAGTGGCAAACGGTATTGTCCGTCTTCTTAGTCTGACAAATCTGCTACACGGATATAGTTTTAATTCGTGGAGCGACGTTGTTACTTATGATGAACGGTTTATTGAGGAATGGCTGAACAGCCCCCAAACCTCTTTGTATTACAGCTTGCAGGTAATGGGAGATGTTCAGGATAAGTCCGACGCATATGCTGCGTTGTCTCAATCTGATATCGACGATTACCTGGACGAGTTGTTTAATGATGACCCTGTTGGCGCTAGCCAGCACCAAGCTCCAGATTGTAATTGCGGCGAATGAACCCTTATCAGAAACTATTTAATCGCAAACGTAAGTGGACTCCAGTGCAAACCACTGCGGGTCAACTTGCTGAGGGCTCGGAGGAAACCATCTTCCGGGCTCTCGCCCTTCGCCATATGGAACTACCAGTTGGCGACTTTATCCAAGATGCACTGAAGAATGAAGTTCCAGAGGTATCGCGGGACCTACTCCGATCCAACATCCAAGACGAAGTCAACCACGACTTGGCTCTCGGTTACATCGCCCAAGCTATCGGCACTGACCCAAGTGCTGAAGCCGAAGCACTCCGACTCCGCGATGCTTGGACGGCGCATCCAGATCACACGGTCCTCAAAGCAATGGTGGCCGAGCGTGCAATTTTCTTCGTTCTACTCCCCTTCTTCCGCTTTAATGGTGACGCTGGTCTCCGAACAGTAAGTGCAGACATTTCACGGGATGAGCAAGTCCATGTGGCAACGAATAGCTTGGTATGTCGTGAGCTTAATCTCACTGTATCTCCTTCTCTTGATCGCCTCAGGAAGGCAACCATTGCTTGGGTAATGCAACCACTGAAGAAGTCAGAGAACAAGTACCTGGACAAACAGTTCTGGCTTGATCAAAGCGACAGCTTGATGTATGCAGGTAAAGCAGAAGGGTTAATCGAAACACAACGTGCTCGTATGCCTGCGTTCTTTGAACATGCAAACCCCAATCTCCCTCAGTATGCTTGAGACCTCTGGTCTCCAGCTTCAATCAATATTGCAAGAACTAGAGGAAAACTTTCCTGTAGTTAATCCTCACCCGGATGATCCAACCAATCTCATAATGTACCGCTCCGGCCAACGTTCTGTGGTCGAGTGGATTAACCATCGACTTACAGAAAACAATGGCACTATCTGATTACATCAGCAACGGCGGCTTCGGCATGGGTTCATTCAACCGTGCCAAAGCTGATGGTTATAGCGACCTTGACATCTACAATTTCTTGTCAAGGTACAACGGAACTATTGGTGATCAGGTTCGCTCTAACATGGCGACCTTCAACCAGTCACAAGCTCAGAGTCAAGGCGGTTTAGGTATTGAATCATACAACCGAGCACTAGCATCAGGCCAAACACCACAGCAGTTCTTTGATTATGCAAGCGGCTCTGGACTGGAAATTGGTGAGAAACTGCAAGCTGAGATGGATAAGTATGCAGCCTCTCAAGCACGCCCTATGCAAATCAGCGATGCTAAGGGTGTCAACCAGGCACTTAAGATCGCAGGTGAAGGAGGCATTACTCGACAAGAACTTAATAATATTACTGAGACAACTGGCAAGTCTGCAGCCACTGTCATTAAACAGTTAGACAAAGTTAACAGCAAACTTAAAGATGCAAACTCAGCCAGGATCCGTCTTAATTCTGGTGCAGCAAACACGCTGATCAAGCAAGCAGGACCAGCTAGTGGTGGGTTCTATGGCCTTAACATTAAACCTATGTTTGGTACTGGCAATATTGGTAGGGCGCTAGAAGGTATGCGTGGTACTAGCACAAGTGGGGGTTATACGAACCCTCAAAGTGGATACAGCATGACAACTCCTGGCACTAAACCTAGTCTCATGATGGGTGGTACTCAAATCCGAGGCGGTGGACGACCTACTGTTAATGGTTTTGGGGGGCAATATACGTACAAACCCGGTAATGATTACAGCTATACACCGGCTGAATCAACGGGCACGGGTACTGGTGATCCGATCCCTACCGAGCAACCAATCACACCTGAAGCAGCGCCTGAATCGAAGTTCGGTCCTGGTGGCCCCGGCTCTGCATTAGATGGTGGAGCAACTGGTTTCCGCCCTCGTCGTTCACGTTGGCGTACGTCTGGTCAAACAACTAAAGGTACAGCCAATCTAAAGATCAATGGTCAAACCGGACGTAGCTCTGGTGTCAACTTAGCCACCGGACTTGCTGCTGCAGGTCTAGGTATGTTTGGTTAACTATTATTATGTCAGCAAAAACAAGATATGACTATTTAGCAAGTGATCGTTCCCAGTTTCTAAACGTAGCAAGACAAGCCGCCGACCTGACTCTTCCTTATCTAAATCGTGGTGAAGAGGAGTTTGTCAAAGGAGCACGTCATCTGCCTACACCTTGGCAAAGCGTTGGTGCAAAGGGGGTAGTCACTCTGGCATCCAAATTGATGCTGGCACTACTGCCTCCTCAAACCAGCTTCTTTAAGCTCCAGGTAGATGACACTGCATTGGGTACGGACTTCCCACCCGAAGTTCGTTCTGAGTTGGATCTTTCCTTCGCAAAGATCGAACGCACTATCCTTGAATCCATTGCAGCCTCCAGTGATCGTGTCGTTGTACACCAAGCACTGAAGCATCTGGTGGTGACAGGTAATGCGTTGATCTTCATGGGAGAGAAACAGCTCAAGCTGTACCCCTTGAATCGCTACGTTGTAGAAAGAGATGGCAACGGTAATGTGCTTGAAATAGTCACAAAAGAACGCATCTCAAAGAAGCTTCTCATGAAGGTTCTCCCCATGGCCGTGCCCAATGATGTGGCCGGTACTGAAGCAGAACGGAATGATGAAGCCGACATCTACACACACATCCGCCGAGACAACAACAGGTTTGTCTGGCATCAGGAATACGAAGACAAGATCATTCCAGGTTCAATGGGTAAAGCACCTGTTGAAGCTAACCCATGGTTGGTCCTTAGGTTCAACACTGTTGATGGTGAGGTCTACGGTCGTGGTCGAGTAGAAGAGTTCATCGGAGATCTACGCTCCCTTGAAGCCCTCTCTCAGGCCCTCGTAGAAGGCTCTGCAGCAGCCGCTAAGGTTGTCTTCGTAGTGTCACCCTCTAGTACCACCAAACCGGCCACGCTGGCCCAAGCAGGCAACGGTGCAATCGTTCAAGGAAGACCGGATGACATTGGTGTCATTCAGGTTGGCAAGACTGCAGACTTCCGAACTGCATTTGAAATGATGCAGCAGTTGGAACGTCGGTTGTCTGAAGCATTCCTCATCCTTTCTGTTAGGCAGTCCGAAAGGACCACTGCTGAAGAAGTACGGATGACTCAAATGGAACTGGAGCAACAGCTCGGTGGACTCTTCAGTCTGCTGACGACTGAGTTCCTTGTTCCGTATCTTAACCGTAAGCTCAACGTCTTCCAAAAGACTGGACAAATTCCACGTCTTCCAAAGGACATTGTTAAGCCTACTATTGTTGCTGGTGTAAATGCTCTTGGTCGTGGTCAGGATCGTGAAAGTATTACTGCTTTCCTGACCACTATTGCTCAGACCATGGGGCCAGAAGCTCTTGCTAAATACATCAACAGCGATGAGGTAATCAAACGTCTTGCTGCTGCACAAGGTATTGATGTCCTGAATCTTGTTAAGAGTATGGATGCTCAACAAGCCGAGATGCAACAGAACATGGCTATGCAGAAGGACATGATGCTTACACAGCAAATTGGTCAGCTTGCTAAGACGCCACTAATGGATCCGACAAAGAACCCTCAAGCACTGGAGATGATTAATGGACAAGGCAGTCCCGTCCCGCCCGCAACGGGCCAAGAACAAGCCGGTATCCCCGCCCCTCTCGGCTGAGGATCGTGACCTCTTTGATGAGTCCGGCAACAAATATGCACCACGAACCAAGATCGGCAAACCGTCAGTCGGTGTTCCCAATCGTGTTGAACGAGTTGGTCTTGGCAATCTTAAAGTAATCACTACTAATGGCTACACTGACGTACGATCCGACTGAAGCACAAGACGGAGAATTCTCCGCAGATGAACTTGATTCACTTCAAGTCGGTCAAGCACTAGAAGACCAACAACAGCAACTCCTTGCTGGTAAGTTCAAAGATGCTGAGGATCTAGAGCAAGCTTATATTGAGCTGCAACGGAAACTTGGTAACCGCGAAGCTGACACTACTGAAGAAGAACCTCAACCCACAGAGGAAGAGGTTCAAGATGAAGTAGATGCTGATTTCCTTGAGCGTCTGTGGCAAGAATCACAGGATGAGTACTCGCAGGAAACCATCGAAGCTCTGCAGAAGATGGATCCAACTGACCTTGCTCAGATGTACCTGGAGTATCGCTCACAGGTTGAAGAGGGTGGTGCTGTGGAAACCATAACTGCTGAGGATGTTAGCAATCTCCAAGGTCTTGTTGGTGGTCAAGAGCAGTACGGCCAAATGATGGCTTGGGCTCAGGAATCATTATCTGACCAAGAGATAAGTATGTACGACGCAGTAATGGATAAGGGTGATCCTCTTGCCTGTTACTTCGCTGTGAATGCTCTTGCATTTAGGTTTCAAGAGGCTCAAGGTTATGACGGTCAGATGTTGACCGGTAAGGCACCATCGTCTCAGGTCCAAGGTTTCCGTAGTCAGGCTGAACTCGTGCGTGCCATGAGTGATCCTCGCTACGACAATGATCCTGCATACCGTGCAGATGTAGCTGCGAAGCTTGAGATGTCTGATCTCAACTTCTAAATGATGTTGGAAGAGTAAGCAATATAAAAGTCCTTTGCAATGAACTCATGCTTACTCTGACACTCACTCTTGCTTCTCTTGCATCGTGGTATGGTTATCCATATCATGGGAATCGCACCGCTTCTGGTGAGATTTACAATATGCATTCCATGACTGCAGCACATCGCACCCTTCCATTTGGAACGAAGGTGCGGGTCTGCAATACCTCTAATAAACGCTGCATCAATGTCCGTATCAATGATCGTGGACCTTTTGTCCATGATCGTGATATTGACTTGAGTCGTGCTGCTGCTGAGGCAATTGGTTTGAGAAGTAAGGGTGTTGGTCAAGTCACCATTCAACGAATTAACTGACATGGCAAAAGCTTTTGACCCGAAGACATCTTCGGTAACTGTGCAGTATGTCACTACTGCTTCTGACGCTCGGGCATTCATTAGTGCCTATGGCGAGACCGCTCAAACCCTGACTGAACTAAGCCCGAAAGGTGTGAAGGTTCAGGCCGGTGGTGCTGCTTGGACCTAATGATCATGAAAGGTAAAGGCGGTAAGGGCGGCGGCGGCAAGAAAGGCTGCTGATAACTAGTTCCCGCAAATCACTAATCGGGCTGAAATCCACAGCGATGTGGTTGGAGTAGGGCACCTCAGAGTCGGACCCTACTCTTTTTGACTATTGGCCTCTACGGAGACAACCTTTAGTCATGACAGTCGGAGAGACGACACCAAAACAAAAACCTTTAATGAACACATGTTTATTCATGTGATTCTCTAAGCGCTTAGAGAGAACGAACACAAACTTCTCTCTTTACTATTGTGGCTAACACTCTTGTTACTCCTGTAGGTCGCGTAAATAATACGTCGGCCACTCCTCTTGCACTTGGTACTGCTTATGATACCAAGTATGCAACTTATCTGAAGCTGTTCTCTGGCGAAATGTTCAAGGCGTATGAAAGCGCCACTATCGCCAAAGGCACTGTGCAAAGCCGTACCCTGAAAAATGGAAAGGCGATGCAGTTCATTTTCACGGGCCGTATGGAGGCCTCCTACCACGAGCCTGGTACTCCGATCCTGGGTTCTGGTGATCCTCCGGTGGCTGAGAAGACCATCGTCTGTGACGACCTGCTGGTTTCCAGCGCGTTCGTCTATGACCTTGATGAGACTCTCGCTCACTACAGCCTGCGTTCGGAGATCGCCGCTAAGATTGGCCACGCTCTGGCTGAAGCTTACGACAAGAAAATCTTCCGCACTATTGCGAAGGCTGCTCGTGAAGCTCACCCCATCACTGCCGCCCCTGGTCCTGAGCCCGGCGGTAGCATCATCCAACTGGGTGCCAACAAAGAGTATGACGCTCAGGCACTTGTGGATGCCTTCTTTGAGGCTGCTTCCATCATGGATGAGAAGAACCTGCCTAAGCAGGGTCGTGTTGCTGTGCTGTCTCCTCGTCAGTACTACGCACTGATCAGCCAGGTTGACACCAACATCCTGTACCGTGAATTCGGTAACAATCAGGGCTCTATGAACTCTGGTGATGGTCTCTATGAGATCGCTGGTATCAGCATCAAGCGTTCTAACAACCTGCCTTTCCTGGCCGGTAACGTTGCTTCTGTCAACGGTGAGAACAACAACTACTCTGGTGACTTCAGCACCCACTGTGGTCTGATCTATCAGAAGGATGCCGCTGGTGTTGTTGAGGCTATTGGTCCTCAAGTGCAGACCACCGGTTCTGATGTGCGTACCATGTACCAGGGCGACGTGATTGTTGGTCGTCTTGCCATGGGTTGTGGCACCCTGAATCCTGCTGCTGCTATCGAACTGCAGTCTGCTCGTTCCTGATAACGGAGAACGACAATGGGATTCGCACCTAAAGACGGTGTAGGCGTCACCACAAGTGAAACTGCCTACAGTCGTCCTCCTATTGAGGCTGGTCGCGAAGGTGGCACTGTTCTTACCGTAACTCGCCTTACTGCTGGCACTGGCCAAACTGCTGGCACCAAAGCTACTACTGCTGACAACATCAACGGTAGTGGTTGCACTCTGACTACCACTGTTACCACTGGTGCAGTGACTGGTCAGACTGTTGCTGCTGGTGGTGATGGTTACCGTGTCGGTGACGTGTTGAGTGTGGCTGGTACTACCAGTGCAACATTCCGCGTCGTTACTGTCGACTATACAAACTGAGGTAAACTATCATGGCTGCTTCTGTAGCTGCTGGCAATAACGGATGCTGCACAACTGATGCTGTGCGTATCTCTGTTGCCAAGACTCAGCGTCGCTTTGGTGGCGCTGCTATTGCTGACTCTGCTGTGGCTTCGACCACCAAGGGTCTGCGTACTGCATATCCTGGCGTTGAGTGCAACATCGCTAACGTCTGATCTATTGGGGGATCCTTTCGGGGGTCCCCCTTTTTATTTCCCCATTGCATACAACATAATTGTTATGCCGTTCCCTACCACTAACGCTCAGACTGAGCTTGAGGCTGTTAATGAAATTCTGGCGTCAGTTGGTCAGGCGCCTGTAACCACTCTTACTCAAACCAACCCGGACGTTGCGATTGCATACGACACCCTTC